GCAAGAGCGTGAAGGCTTACCTTGGTATAAAAACCAATCAATGAAAGCATTGCTAACTGATTACAGAAACTAATATGGAACAACCAATCGTAATTAATGCTAAAGAATGTAAAGAATGTAATGTTCCTAAAGGATGGGGGCATGAAATTATATTTGAAAATAATGAGCTTTATTGTGGTAAGTTATTAGTATTTAAAAAAGGTTGTAATTTTAGCATGCACTACCATCTTATTAAAGATGAGACTTGGTACGTTCAAGAAGGTGAATTTTTATATCGTTGGGTTGATACCGAAACAGGTGAAGTACACGAACAAAAATTACGTGAAGGAGATAGTGTAAGACAATACCCAGGGCAACCTCATCAAGTTAAAGCATTAACTGATGGCACATTATTTGAGGTAAGTACAGAACACTTTGATAGTGATAGCTACAGAGTATATCGTAAATGGTTAGATAATAAAGACGTATGAAAATAGGTTTATGTGGTACAATGAGTGTGGGTAAAACCACACTTGTTAATGCTCTTAAGGAGCGAGATGAATTTAAGGATTATATTACTAGAACAGAACGTTCTAAAGAGCTAATGGCAATGGGGATTCCATTGAATACTGATTCAACGTTTTTAGGTCAAACGGTTTTTATGGCTGAAAGAGCAAATGAATTACTAATTGATAATATTATTACAGATCGTACTATTATTGATGTAATGGCTTTTGCTCAAGCCTCTAAATCAATGGATTGGCCTGATAAAGAAGCATTTTATGCCTACGCTATTCGTTTAATTAAAGGATACGATTATATTTTCTATGTTTCACCTGAAGGGGTAGAAATTGAAGATAACGGTATTAGAGAAACCAATGCAGATTATAGAGATGAGATTGATATTATCATTCGTCATATCTTAAGCCAACAACAACATCGCATCAAAAATTACGGTGTACTTGAGGGTAGTACTGAGGAACGCATTGAACAAATGCTAGAGGTGATTTCTCTGTAATATTTATAATAAAACAATATTATAATGAAACGTTCAGAATTAGCAGAATATATTAAAGAAACTATAGTAGATGTTCTTCAAGAAGCTACAATTGAAACTTCACCTGAAGATTTATCTAAAGTAAAACAAGTTGCAGGTAAAGATGATGTTATTAAAGTAACTGAAGATGATGATGTAGAACCAACAGCTAAAGATATTAAAAAGGACGATTCAATATCTACTATTTCTCGTAAACTACAAGATACAACTAAAGAGATGAAAGCTGTAGTTAACAAATGGAAAAAAGCAGAAGGTGAAGATAAAGAAAGACTGTTAGCTCGCTTAAAAGATTTAACTAAAATTAAGAAGGAACTTGAAGGGTTACTTTAAAAATATACAAACTTTACTAATTGTAGTATTAGCAGTTCTTTTGTTTTATCAAAAAAGCTGCTCTTCTACACCTCCAGTAGAACCACAGACTATTACGGAAGTGGTAACTAGATGGGATACATTAAAGGTTGCAACAAAAGAATATGTTCCAAAATATATTAGAAAGACAATAGTAAACATTGACACCTTTCAGGTGCCAATTGATACTATGAGTATTTTAAGAGATTATTATGCTAAGTATTTTTACACTGATACTATTAAGGTTGATAGCCTTGGATTTATAGTGATAAATGATACGGTTACTCGTAACTTAATATCAAAACGAGATGTTCAATCCAACATATTCATCCCAACAACTACAATTACTAATACTACTTACCTCTACAAACGCGAATTATTTTGGGGCGTTGCGGTAGGTGGGATGATAAATCCCGTACAGAATGAATCACCAATAAACTATGTTAGTGGTGAGTTAATGTACGTTAATAAAAAAAGAAATGTATACGGTTTTGGTTTAGGGGTAGATAAAGATTTCTTCCCAATAATATCAGGCCGCCTATACTGGAAAATAGGTAAATGAGTCAAGATTTAAAGAAAGTAATAAGACAAGAATATTTAAAGTGTGCCCAAGATCCGGTTCACTTTATGAAAAAGTATTGTTTTATCCAACACCCACAACGTGGACGTATCCAGTTTCATTTATACCCATTTCAAGAAAAAGTACTTAGATTAGTACAAGATAACCCATACTCAGTTATTCTAAAATCCAGACAGCTAGGTATATCTACTCTAGCCGCTGGATATTCTTTATGGATGATGTTATTTCATAAAGATAAAAACATCCTTTGTATTGCAACTAAACAAGATACAGCTAAAAACATGGTTACAAAGGTTAAGTTTATGTACCATAACCTTCCTAGTTGGCTTAAAATAGATGCTGCTGAAGATAATAAACTAACACTTCGCCTTTTAAATGGTTCACAAATCAAAGCAACATCAGCATCAAGTGATGCTGGTAGATCAGAAGCCGTTTCCTTGCTATTGATCGATGAGGCAGCATTTATTGACCAGATTGGTGAGATATGGGCCTCAGCTCAACAAACACTAGCTACGGGTGGGGGGTGTATAGCTTTATCTACTCCTTATGGTACAGGTAACTGGTTCCACCAAACATGGGTTAGAGCAGAAGAAGGAACAAATGACTTTTTACCTATTAAACTACCTTGGTTTGTACATCCTGAACGTGACCAAACATGGAGGGATAGACAAGATGAACTACTAGGTGATCCTAGAATGGCAGCACAGGAGTGTGATTGCGATTTTAGTACTTCGGGTGATATTGTTTTTTATCCTGAATATATAGATTTTTACGAGAGCACTTATGTCAAAGAACCACTAGAAAAAAGAGGTGTAGACCAAAACTTATGGATTTGGGAACCAGCTGATTATTCTAGATCATACATGGTTGTAGCTGATGTTGCTCGTGGTGATGGTAAGGATTACTCAGCATTCCACATTATAGATGTTGAAAATAACGTCCAAATAGCTGAATATAAAGGTCAAATAGGTACTAAGGAGTATGGTCAGTTACTTTATCGTATAGGGATAGAGTATAATAATGCCCTAATGGTAGTAGAAAACGCCAATATTGGTTGGGCTACTCTACAAGTATTGATTGATAGTAACTATCCTAACCTTTACTACTCACCTAAAAGTGGAAATATAACAGCTGATTCGTATTTTGACCAATATATGGATACAAGTAAGATGACTGCTGGGTTTACAATGTCTTCAAGAACAAGACCTATGGCTATAGGTAAGTTCCAAGAATATATTAGTGATAAAGGAGTTACAATACAATCCAAAAGGTTAGTAAGTGAAATGAAAGTGTTTATTTGGAAAAATGGTAGGGCAGAAGCACAGCAAGGGTATAATGACGATTTGGTTATGTCATTCTCTATTGCTATGTTTATGCGTGATACCGCTTTTAAGTTTAGACAACAAGGAGTTGATTTAACAAAGGCAGCACTTAATAATATAACAGCAATAAAAACAAATTATCAAGGAGTATATAACGTTAATAGTTCTAATGCCCAAAACCCATATAAACAAGATATTGGTGGTGGAAAGCAAGAGGATATTAGTTGGCTTCTTTAACATATTTATAAGATATAAGTAGATATCATGGCAGATAAATCACTATTTACAAGACTACAACGTCTATTCTCTACTGACGTAGTCATTAGAAATCAAGGGGGAGACCAATTAAAGATAATTGACGCTGACCGTATACAAACCTCGGGTGAATACGAGACAAATGCGTTAGTAAATCGCTTTAAGGGGATTTACCAAAACCCATCATCTACCTCACTTCATGGTGCTAACTTTAACCTTAACTACCAGTATTTAAGAACTCAACTATATTCGGATTATGATGCAATGGATACAGATGCTATCGTTGCTTCAGCTCTTGATATTATAGCTGATGAATCCACACTTAAAAACGATATGGGTGAAGTATTATCCATTCGTTCTTCAGATGATGATATTCAAAAAATCTTATATAACTTATTCTACGATGTATTAAATATTGAGTTTAACTTATGGTCTTGGATTAGACAAATGTGTAAATATGGCGATTTTTTTCTCAAACTAGAGATCTCAGAAAAGTTCGGTGTATATAATGTAATCCCTTATTCTGCATACCATATTGAACGTAAGGAAAACTTTGATCCTGAACATCCAACTAAAGTAATATTTAACTACAATCCCGAAGGATATTTTGGTGGTAGTTCAGGTTATTATTACTCACCAAACCAAGAAAATCAAAATCAAGTAACGTTTGATAACTACGAAGTAGCACACTTTAGATTACTATCGGATCTAAACTACTTACCTTACGGACGTTCCTATATCGAACCAGGTCGTAAACTATTTAAGCAATACACATTGATGGAAGACGCGATGTTGATTCATAGAATAGTTCGTGCTCCTGAAAAACGTATTTTCTATATGAATGTAGGTGGTATCCCACCTAATGAAGTAGAAAACTTCATGCAGAAAACAATTTCTACAATGAAGCGTACTCCCCACATGGATGAAAAAACAGGTGAGTATAACTTAAAATATAACGTACAAAACATGCTTGAAGACTTCTACATCCCAGTTAGAGGTAATGACAGCGCTACAAAAATCGATACTACCCCAGGATTACAATATGATGGTATTACTGATGTTGAGTATTTAAGAGATAAACTATTTGCTGCTCTTAAAGTGCCAAAAGCATTTATGGGTTATGATGAAAACACAGATGGTAAAGCTACGTTAGCTGCTCAAGATATTCGTTTCGCTAGAACTGTGGAAAGAATCCAACGTATTGTAGTATCTGAACTATATAAAATCGCTTTAGTTCACTTATATTCTCAAGGATTTACAGATGAGCAATTAGTTAATTTTGAACTATCATTAACTACACCATCAATTATTTATGATCAAGAAAGAATAGCATTATTAACTGAAAAAGTTACATTAGCTAATTCTATTGCTGAGAATAACTTACTACCTTCTGATTGGGTTTATGATAATATTTTCCACTTGAGTGAAGACCAATATGATGAGTATAGAGAACTAATCATCCAGGATCAAAAACGTAAGTTTAGAAGAGCACAAATCGAGGCTGAGGGTAATGATCCATTAGAAACTGGTAAATCATATGGTACACCACACGATTTAGCTTCGTTATATGGTCAAGGTAGAATGGAATCCGATCCAGGAAACGTACCTGATGGGTATAACGAAAAATCTGATTTAGGTAGACCGAAAGAAAAGGCTACAAAACGTAATACTCAAGCTGATAATTTTGGTAAAGATAGACTAGGAGCTGCTGGTATGAAGGATGACTACAACAACCCAACACGTAATACTCAACCAACTTTAGAAAACGCTAAGACAGTATACGCTAAAAATAAACAATTGATTGAGTCTTTAAGTAAAGATTTAGTGTATACAGCGGATAAACGCAAGGAATCACTACTTGATGAGTCAAAGATTAAAGAGTAATATATCCTCATATATTTATAATTAAACAATTTAAGAATGGAGATTAAACATTCAAAATTTAAGAATACTGGTATCCTTTTTGAGTTGCTTGTCCGTCAAGTAACCGCTGATACCCTTAATTCAACTGATTCATCTGCACTCGGCATTATTAAAAAATATTTTAGCAAAGGAGAACTAAATAAAGAACTAAAACTTTATGAATCTCTTACTAAGAATACTCACTTAATAGAATCTAGAGCTAGTTTATTATTACAAACACTTTTAGAATCTTCTAAAAAATTAAATAGAACTACTCTTAAAAGAGAAAGATATAATTTAATTAAGGAAATTAAAGAATCATATAATACACAGGAGTTCTTTTCTCATAAGATTCCTCACTATAAAGCATATGCTGCTTTTTATACACTAGTTGAAGCAGAAAGTACACAAGAGATACTCAACACATCACAGATTGTCTCTAATAAAGTTACCCTATTAGAACACTTATGTGCTTCAAAAGTTAACGAAGCTCAAATTAAACAGAGTGTAATTGAAGAATTTAAAACTTACGATAAAGATACTAGAATCCTTACTTATAAGATATTATTAGAAAAATTTAATGGTAAGTATGATTCACTTCTCCCATCTCAAAAAGAAATCTTAAAAGAGTTTATCAACTCAGTTGATTCAACAGCTACACTTAAGAATTTCTACAATACAAAGATTAACGAATTCAAGTCTACAATAACGGAACTAAATAAATCGGTTTCTAATCAAGTAACCCAAATCAAGTTAACGGAAGTTACCTCGTTGTTAGTTGAGTTAGACAAAAAATCACCTGTAAAAAGTGATGATATTATTAATTTAATGCAATACGTTTCTTTAATTGAAGAAATCAAAAAAGTAAATGGCTGATCAAGGAGGATTTAAAACTGATTTAAAAAGTACTGACCCTGAAACAGGGCAGATGACTTGGTCTGTTGAATATACAGCTAACTACGGTGAACTTTTTAAAGAAGTATCTGAGTTATTAGATGATGCTAAACAAGTAGCTTTAAAATCTAAGGACGAACCCTTCTTCCAAGATTATTATAAAGATGTATCTAAACTAAGAAATAGTTTAAGAACTTATTTACGTAATAACCACCCAGATGAGTACGCTAAAATAAAAGGTGTAGATGAAATCTCAACCTCAGGGGCTGCTGGTGCTTACGATACACCATATGCTTTTGGTAAAAAACCAGTTAATTACTATTATAAACTAGGTTATAAGCCTGTTAATAAGAAAGAATTACGCAAAAAAGCTAAAGGGATTGAAGTAAAACAGTTGTTCGAAAAATAATGTACAAATTTAAATTAAAAGAACAAGACAATCCTAGTAATAAAGCGTTTCAACAGGAACGTCTTCGTGCGTTTGACAGTATATCGGATAAACTAGTCCAATTTAAAACATTAGTAGATGATGCCAGGGTTGAGACTGAACAATTTTATAAAAAGAACCCAACTTCATATGAAGTAGTATATTCAACAGATTTAGCGGAAGACTATATTGAGGATATGATTAAGATGTTTAAACAAGAAGAAGAGTAATGGCTAACTTTAATGTATCTGTAACACAAAGTATTGAACTCCAACCTTCAAATATAGGTGCTGGAGTTTCTACTACTTATATCATTGATAACCCACTACCAGCTTCTTCTTACTTTGTATTAGAAACAACACGTAATAGTGATGGGATGTATGATTCAACTTCACCCAAAAATTGTGAAGGTACATTTACTTTAGGAAGTGGTTTATCTTCTTTAGTACAAGACAATTATAAAACAGGAGTAGTTGTAGCCCCAGGAGGCGGGAACTTAACTTTTGTACCAACAAACGCAATAACAGCTACTACTCTTAGACTAAGAGGAACAGGAGCAAATAATTCATAATATTTATTATCATGAAAACACTACAAGAACAATACAACTTATTAAAGGAAGGTAAGGGTCACGCTGACGTATTTTTAAAATCCGCTAGAAGATTATTCCCTGAATTAGTAACTAACCATGCTACTAAAGATGAGGCAGTTAAAGTATTAAAACAAAGATCAATCATTTCAGAGAATTTTGTTGGGTTTGAACCTATTACTAAAATTGAATCTACTAAAACTTCATATGAAACAGCGTTTGCTAACTTCTTAGCTGAAGAAGCAAAAGTTGAAGAAAAAAAAGTATCTAAAGATGTTGAAGAAACTCAAGAAAGTTCTTTCGATTATAAAGACGATAAGAATATTGACAATTTATTCGGCGAGCAGTTCCTTAGAGGATACTACGCGGAAATGAAAGACCCTAAGAACGCCGATAAGGACGTAGATGAGCTCAAAGAAATCGTAGCTAAAAACTTAGCTAAAGATAGAAGCTATTATGTTAAAAATGCTGCGTTCGGAGTTAAAGGTATTGGCTACACAGATGAGGCTGTTGCTTTAGAAGCATCAAAGTCAGATGAGATGGAAGAAGTAAAATTAAAGGAAAGCAATATTTCATTAGTTGATATAATAGCTGAATCTTTAGTTGAAACATATTCTGAATTTCAACGTGACGATAAAGGTTCAAAAGATGTAGACGCTAAAGATAAAGGTGAAGAAGATGCATTCGGAGCTGGAGTTGAAAAAGGTGAAAAAATCGAAAAAGCCAAAGCTAAGAAAAAAGTTAAAAAAGAATCTATAGAATCTAAATTATCTGAAATTGAAAAACAAGGTAAGGCAGTTACTATGGAAGCTCAAATGGATGCTATTGATGAGTTAATCTCTTCTAAGACACAAAGAGTAGAAATGGTTAACGAAGATGATGATTTAGCCGAGTTAGCAGATAAGAAGAAAATCAAATCCATGCAAAAAGAAATCAAGGATCTAGAAAAACGTAGAGCCAAGATGGAAAAAGTATATGAAAAAATGTGTGGTATGAAATACGTTAAACAAGAGATTGTTGACGAAGCAGAAGTATCTGAACAATACGAAGACTAATGAGAAAAGTACTAGTAGAAACTCAATTATTTAAACCAAAAGGCATCTTATTATCAGAAGGTAAAGTATCTGATAGAGGTAACCCTATGGTTGAAGGTATACTAGCGACTGCTGAAGTTAAAAACGGTAATGGTCGTTATTACCCTAAAGAACTTTGGGATAGAGAAATTGATAAATACATGCAATCCGTAAAGGAAAATAGAGCATTAGGTGAGTTAGACCACCCAGAATCATCAATAATCAATCTCAAAAACGTTTCACATAACATCAAAGATATGTGGTGGGACGGAGATAAAGTAATGGGTAAAATAGAGATTCTACCTACTCCATCAGGTAATATTTTAAAAGCACTAATCGAAAATAATATCACAGTAGGTGTATCATCTCGTGGTATGGGTTCACTTGAGGATAGAGATGGTGTATTAGAGGTACAAGATGATTTCGAACTATTATGTTGGGATTTTGTATCAACACCATCAAACCCAGGTTCATATATGTCTGTGATTAAAGAAGGACAAGAGGTTTATATAGACCCATATAAAGACTTAAACAGCTTAATTAACGAAATATTATGTGCTAATACCTGCACATGCTATTTAGACTAATACCTCTGTATTGAGGCGCTACCCAAAGAACGCTCTCCGAAAGGGGGGCGTTTTTTATGTCCTCTTATATATGTATTACTGTAATACGCCATCCTCTTATATGGCGTTTCACTTATATTAATTCTTATTACGGTTCCTAATAACCGTACTCCTCAAAACAATTTTGTGGTATTATGTCAAACAGAGATTTGTTTAAAGAAGCAATTGCTGATGCAAAAACTATTAAAGAAACTGCAATCGCAAACGCTAAATTAGCTCTTGAAGAAACTTTCGCCCCACAACTTCGCTCTATGCTTTCAGCCAAACTGGAAGAAATGGAAAAAGAAGATATGGAAGAAGGTTACGACGAGAAAATGGACGAAGCTAAAGACGAAATGGAAGAAGGATACAAATCAGACATGGACGAAGCGAAAGCTGAAGAAATGGAAGAAGAAGTAGACCTTGATGAAATCTTAGCTGAACTCGAAGAAGGTGAAGACAAAGAAGACGTGAAAGAAGCAGAAGAAATGGACGAAGCTAAGGAAGAAATGACTGAAGCTGAGGACATGGATGAAGCTGAAGAAATCAAGGAAGAAGAAGACGAAGAAGTTGAAGTTGAAGACGTTGAAGACGTTGAAGGTGAAGACGAAGACGAAGAAATCGACCTTGAAGAAATGTCTGAAGAAGATCTAAAATCTTTTATCGAAGATGTAATTGCTGATATGGTTGAAGCTGGTGAGTTAGAAGCTGGAGATGAAATGGAAGCTGAAGAAGAAGACATGGAAGACATGGATGATTCTGAAGGTGAAGAAGAAATCGACATCGAAGACGAAGTAGAAGTAACTATGGAAGGTGAAAAAGAAGAAGTTGAAGAAATAGTAGTTAACGAAGAAGAAGAAGTTGATGAAGCTAAAGAAGAAGACGTGAACGAAATCATGGCCGAAATCGAAGCTTTAAGAACTGAACTTCAAGAAGTGAACTTACTCAACGCTAAACTTCTTTATGCAAACAAAATCTTTAGAGCCAAAAACTTGAAAGAGTCTCAAAAGGTTAAAGTTTTAGAAGCATTTGATAAAGCATCAAATGTGAAAGAAGTAAAACTAGTATTCGAAACACTAACAGAAGAAGTTAAAGCAACTAAAACTGTAGTTAAAGAAAACTTAGGTAGAGCTTCTAAAGCCTCAGGTATGATTGCTGAAAGTAAAGCTCCTATCGTGGATGTAAATCCACAAGTAGCTAGATGGCAAAAACTTGCTGGTATTAAATAATTAATAACTTAAATTGTAAATTTAAAAATGTCACAATTAAACACACTTTTAGAAAGCGCAGCTGGTTCTTGGAAGAACTTACAGTCTGACGCAGCTAGATTATCTAGCAAGTGGGGACAGACTGGACTTCTCGAAGGAATGGAAGGACAATCGTCTAACAACATGTCAATGTTGCTTGAGAACCAAGCAAAGCAATTGGTAGTAGAGGCTTCAAGTACTGCAGGTGCTGCTATCTCCGATACTGATAACTTCTCAGGAACAGGTGCTCAGTGGGCAGGTGTTGCTTTACCATTGGTAAGAAAAGTATTCGGTAACATCGCTGCTCAAGAATTCGTTTCTGTACAGCCAATGAACTTGCCTTCTGGTCTAGTATTTTATCTAGATTTCCAGTACGGTGATACTAAAGCTCCTTTTGCTGCTAACGGTTCACTTTACGGTACTCCGTCTGCTAACTTCGGTAACGAAGCTGATGGTGGTCTTTATGGAGCTGGAAGATATTCTTACTCTATCAATACTCACACTGC